AGGATTCAAAGACATAAGACGTAATACTGGTAAAAAATATTTGCGAACCAAAAATTGTAAGGAAGTAGGAGCGCCATAAAAAACACGAACCTTATCCTGTGTTTTCTTAGTAGGCTCGTCTTTTAGTGAAGCCTTAAAAATAGGATATCCTCTTTCACTTTGCAAGTAGCAAGCTTCCAAACGGGCATATTCATCCTTAATGGTGTCTAAGACACTACATGAATTTCGCAAAAACGTATATACAAATATGTACAATATGCAAAACTATGTATACATGATAGGAGGACCCATATACATATGTAAAGAAAAGTCCTCAGAAGCTGATATAAAACATATCAAGACTTCATTTCCGGTGGACAAGCTATTTCCACAATGCTGGAAAGCAATCGGTTTGTCCTCTGGCCTCAATGTTCGTGAGGTGTCGCGAGTGTGAAAGAAACGACTGTTTGTCTGATAAGGAATATCAGCATACAATACAGGGTTGTTCTCACTAGTAGTCGCAGTCATGCCTTGCCAACCATCAAACATGATAACATCGGATTTTTGATAACACTTCTGTGCATCCGAAAAATCAAGACCTTCATCAAGTAAAGGACCGGCACTACCGGTCTTAGGGTGATTCGTTAAGGAAATGATTGATTTACCACTATTGGTTGGAGCGAACTTTATAATTCTCCACCTAGTGCCTCCTCGCCCAACAGCAAAAGCCGGATAGAGGTAGGTCATTAAGTTCATCTTATTAAGATTTCTACCAATAGGTGTACCTAACAGATCGTCCCAAGAAACATTGGTAGTCTGATTAGGTATAGGAGGATAATGTCTAAAAGCATAAACTTGACGGCGAACACCAGGCACAAAAGATGATGCAGGTACTCCTCCAACAAACTGATACCTCTTAAGGCATTGCCTAAAAGACGTAATAGACTCTCCGTGATAAACGTCGAGTGAATGATCAGTACATGATGGAGACTCTGCAAATGTGGTCATCACAGTGCTCTGAACTGGAATGGAAGGTTGTTCCGTATCGTCCTTATCCATTTGGACGGCAGGCTCTTCTACGCCAGACTGAAACTCAAAGCCAGATTGAGGAAAATACTCGACTGCTTTTAAATGGGTATCCATAGGCACAGCAAACTCTATATCATCACCAGCAGAAACGAAAACGTTAATGGCAATCCTAGTTCCTGCACTTAAGCTAGGTGATGTTAGACCATTCAAAACAGAAATGGACAACAAACCATTGTAAGA